TTATAAGATAATGCAACTATATAGTCCATCTATCGGTAACATGCACAAAAAACAAATAAATTTTTCTTTAAAGGAATTTGAGCCCACTATGAACAAGCTTGAAATCACTAAAAAACTCGCCACAGACGGCATAGATCCAGGTTCATTCAATATTTTGATGAACATCATGAAAAAAATAACTTTATAAAAAATAAAACTTGACAGACTTTTAGTAATACGTTATAATATATATAACACGGAGGATATATGAATAATCAAGCGGAGACGTTTCAGAGGTTTGGCAAAGCCTTTCAAGAAAAATTTTGTCATCTTATGCTATCGGACAGACCATTCTGTGATCAAATCTCAGAAGTGTTGAATACGGAGTTTTTGGACTATGAATATCTTAGGGTATTCACCAAGATTCTCTTAGATCATCGGTCAAAGTATAAGGTTCACCCATCATACGAAATTATGGAATCACGAATCAGAACAGAATGCAACAACTATACCAAAGCACTCAAGGAGCAGCTTTTGAAGTTCTATGTCTCAGTAAAGACAATTGACAGAATTGAGAACGCTCCTTACATTAAAGATAGTTCAATTGACTTCTGTCGTAAACAGATTCTTAAAGGTGCTATGATGAAGTCTGTTAAGTTGATTAAATCTTCTTCTTTTGATGAAATCTCAAAGGTTATTGAGGAGGCTCTTAAACTGGGTACCGATAACAACTTTGGTCACGACTTCATTAAAGACTTTGAAGAACGATACACAATAACTGCTAGAGATCCTGTTTCTACTGGTTTTGAGCGTATTGACGAAATCTGTAAGGGTGGACTTGGTAAAAGCGAATTAGGCGTTGTTATTGCTCCAACAGGAGCCGGTAAATCAATGGTATTGGTTCACTTAGGCGCTGCGGCTTTAAAGGCCGGCAAAACCGTTGTACACTACACTATGGAACTTCAAGACACTGTTGTTGGTAATCGTTACGATAGTTGTATTTCAGGCGTTCCCTTATCAGACTTGTTCTCCAGTAAGAATCAAGTTTTGCTAAGTATCAAAGACGTTCCCGGTCAACTAATTATTAAAGAGTATCCAACCAAGTCTGCTTCAACTGAGACAATCAAACAACATATTGAGCGTCTTAAGAAGAAAGGCATTGAGCCGGATATGATTATCGTTGATTATGCAGATCTATTGAGACCAACTCGTACTTCTGCCGAGAAACGATATGACCTAGAAAGCACTTATGAAGAAATGAGAGCAATCGCTCAAATTTACAAATGTCCAGTATGGACTGCTTCTCAAACAAACCGTTCTGGTTTAAATGCAGAAGTTATTACAATGGAGGCTATCTCTGAGGCTTTCAACAAATGTTTCGTCGCTGACTTCATCTGTTCATTATCAAGAACAGTTCAAGATAAGCAAGCCAATAAAGGCAGAATCTTTGTTGCTAAAAACAGAAATGGTCCTGATGGATTAATCTACCCTGTCTTTGTGGATTGGTCTAATGTAAATATAAAAGTTTTAAAGACAGAAAGCAATGAATCAATTGCTGATGTTATCAAGGATTCTGATACAAATACTTTGGACTTCTTGAGAGGCAAATACAAATCTAAAAAATGAGGAAAAATAAATGTTAAGATTAAATGATGTAAATGTAAGAAAGTTTAAGCTTTCTGAACAGTTTGTAGCGCCCTACAAGGACTCTGAAGTTCCTTGGGGGCCTGTTGGTTATGTAACCTTCAAGAGAACCTATGCTAGACGATTAGCAGAGTTTGAAGAGGGAGCCGTAGGCACAGAAGAATGGTGGCAAACATGCCGCCGTGTAATTGAAGGAATGTTTGATATTCAAAAACGTCATGCATTCCTTATCGGTATTGAATGGAATGATGCGAAAGCACAAAAAACAGCCAAAGAAGCATATGATCGCTTGTTCAACCTTAAATGGACACCACCGGGCCGTGGACTTTGGATGATGGGTACACGATTCATCTATGAGAGAACAGGAGCAGGTCTTTTTAACTGTGCTTTTCGCTCAACACGAGACATCGCTAATAAAGGCGGTTATCTCTTTGCTTGGATGATGGATGCTCTCATGGTTGGTATTGGTGTGGGCTTTGACACTCTCGGAGCCAATACTTTTATTGTTAAAGAGCCCCAGTGGACAGAAGAGACACTACTTATTGAGGATTCTCGTGAAGGTTGGGTTAAAAGTGTACATATCTTGTTGGATGGTTTCATTCTTGGTAAAAAAGTTCCCAACTTTGATTACTCCGCTATACGTGGCAAAGGCGAACCAATTCGTGGTTTCGGTGGAACTTCAAGCGGGCCTGATCCACTCATTGAGTTGCATAATAATTTAAAAGAACTTCTTGGACCAAAAGTAGGACAAGAGATTGAATCAGTTGATATTGTTGATATTGAGAATCTTATTGGCCGTTGCGTTGTAGCAGGAAACGTTCGTCGTTCAGCCGCACTTGCAATTGGACAGAGCGAGGACAGAGAATATCTAACAATGAAAAATGATCAAGAGAAACTTTATCACCATCGTTGGGGATCAAACAACTCTTTTGAAGCCAAAGTTGGTATGGATTACTCTTGGCATGCTGAACAGTCTGCTATCAATGGAGAGCCTGGTTATATTTGGTTAGAAAATGCCCGTAATTACGGAAGAATGAAGGACGGAAAGAAGACTGACGACCTTAAGGTTATGGGGTTTAACCCTTGCGTTGAACAACAACTTGAAGATGCAGAACTTTGCTGTTTAGTGGAAACTTTCCCTGCTAAGCATGATGACTATGATGACTACCTTAAAACACTTGAGATAGCCTACATGTATGGAAAGACTGTGACTTTGATTAACACTCATTGGCCTGAGACAAATGCTATTATGTTGAAGAACAGAAGAATTGGTCTTTCACAGTCAGGAGTTATTCAATCATTCAACAAGTTCGGAAGAAGAACAATGTTGCAATGGTGCGATGAAGCCTATAAGCATGTCGGAGAACTCGACAAAGAATATTCAGACTGGCTCTGTGTTCCTCGTTCAGTTCGTATGACTTCTATTAAGCCTTCAGGTACTGTATCACTGCTTAACGGTTCAACTCCGGGTATTCACTATCCAGAGGATGAGTATTACATTCGCCGTATTCGCTTTGCTTCAACTTCTGACATTCTTCCAACATTGGAGAAGGCTGGATATAAAATTGAAAAAGATTCTTATTCACCAAACACAATGTGTGTTGAGTTTCCGGTTCATGAGCCGTTCTTTAAGAAAGGTAAGCGTGAAATCTCTATGTGGGAACAACTTGAGATAGCGGCACAATACCAATACTATTGGGCTGATAACTCTGTATCAATCACTGTGACTTTCCATCCGAATGAAGCAGAAGAAATTAAAGATGCTTTGGAAATGTATGAAGCGAGACTGAAAGCGGTTTCCTTCTTGAGATATCAAGAAACTGGATACGAACAGGCACCTTATGAGCCAATCACAAAAGAAGAATACGAAGAAATGATTAAAAACGTTACTCCGGTTCAAAAGATTGAAACCAATGAAGGTGGCGTAGGCAGCAAATACTGCTCAAATGATAATTGCGAAATATAGGAGATAAAATGCAACCATTTAATAGACATGTAATGATTAAGTTAATTGAGAAGGAGGAAGCCAAAGAAGAATCTTTGGTTGTTCTTCCAACTGATTACAAGAAGCCAGAGTCGCCACACCAACTCGGTGTGGTGCTGGCCATGGCAGATGACTGCTCTCTACCTGTGAAGGATGGAGACATTGTAGTTTTTGAGAAAAGAATGATAAATAAGATACAAATAGAAGATAAACAGCACTATTTAGTATTAGAAAACTACATTTATGGGAGAATTTAAATGAAATTAACAGCAGCACGACTTAAGGGTCTTATTGACCAAGTGATAAAAGAAAACAGAATGAATTTAGTAGAAGAAAAGATTGGAATGAGTTTTGAACAGTTCCGAAATATTCTTAGTGATACCTCCAAAAAAGGAGGAGTACAGAGATTAGGAATAATGACTTCTGAAAATCCTCGTGGTATCGGCTCTGACGATGAAATGAACAAAAAACTAATGAAAGACTTCGGTACTCTTCTGTCTAGCAAAGGTATGCAATATGTTGCAATTGGAGGAAAATATGGAAACCCTGAAAACAGTTATATCATATTGAATCCAACAATGCTAGATATGGTTTCTTTCGGTAAAATGTATGGTCAAGCATCTGTTATCTATGCACAGAAAATGAGAAGAATAACAACAGATGATTCTCCCGGAATACATTTTAGATTTGATTACATTCAAACAGAGCCTGACGGATTGGATAAACCTAAATATGACCCGCAAGAATACTATGTCATTGACACACAGGATATGGTAGCAGAGACCGACAAAGACGATCTATACAGTAAACTTGGCAATACTAAATTTACAATTCCTTTTTTCAGTGGCAATAAGATGCCTGATGAGAGATTCACAACAGCAACAGACGTAGGAAGTGAAGTTGATGCATTGAAGGGAAAGTATGACACAGTATGAAAAAACGATACCTCTCTATGGTGACGGCATCGGTAGGGTTGACTACATTTCTCATATGGGTTCTGACTTGTCCGTTGTTAATAGTGCTCGGGTATCTTTTGGCAATCAAAAAACTGAACTTGATAAGCGAGATCGTAAACTTATACGTTATCTCATTGCCCACAAGCACACTAGTACTTTGGAGCATTGTGTTGTTACCTATAAATTTACTGTGCCTCTTTACATTCGTTCTCAGCACCATCGCCACAGAACATGGTCTTACAACGAAATCTCAAGAAGATACACAGAAAAAGACCTTCAGTTTTATTGTCCACGAGAATTTAGAACACAACACAAATCAAACCGACAAGCCTCAAACGTAGAGGAAATGGTTGATCCTTTGTTGTGGCATGAAGAGGGAACACAAGTTATTCCTGCTTTTCACCCACCGGCTTCAGAAGTATACGAGCAGCACTGTAAAAACTCTTTGAACCTATTTCACGAACTAGTTAATAAGGGAGTATGCCGAGAACAAGCGAGAGGTGTTCTTCCACAGACACTATACACGGAGTACTATGGCACCGTCAACCTTGGTAATTTGCTTAAGTTTGTTTCTCTTCGCATACATGAAGGAGCACAATATGAAATACAAAAAGTCGCGGAAGCATGCCTTGAAATCGCCTCCGACCTTTTCCCTGTCACAGTCAAATCATACAGGGCTTCAGTTAATAACAGCAAAGTATAAAAAAGGTGATCTTGTAAATTTAAACACCTTTGGTCTTATCCTGAGATCAACAGGAAACCAAGCGAGGATCGGCATTGTTATGTCGTATCCTCGTAACTATTTTAAGGCAGATAGAGAACAAGAGTTGATTTATTGGGTATATGACGTTGTTGTGGGAAATGAACTAATTATTGATGTTCCACAAGAATTTTTAATAAGGATAGAAAAAGATGAAAATGAAGAAGATATTGAATGAATGGCGTGGTTTTCTTAAAGAAGGCTCTTCAAACTTAGAAAGAGCAATGGCTGTTATTGATAAACTTAAACAATCGTATGATGTTTCTAATGAAGATGCACAAAAGAAAATTGCATCAATATATCTTCCATGGTCTCTAAAGGGAAGTAACCCAAAAGGAGCAGACGATTTCTATTCATCCTATGGATCAGAGAAGATTGTTTTAGAGGTGTTGATGGATCTGATTGTCGCTGTAGAAGGTTTAGAAGAGTCTGGTGAGGCAACCATGAACTCTAACTTCTTTACAGCAGAACATACAGGACAGCACACACAGCATGGCAATACTCCTGTGATAAGAATTAGAAGTTTACTCTCAGATGCTGCACAAGCAGTTTTTACCAGTTCACAGGAAATATATAACAGAGCAGAGCATTTGAAAGAGAAAATTCAAAATTATGATTTTGACTTTAGCGATCTATCAAGTGAGTTCCAACCCGGCCCTGGAAGATCAGGTTTTCAAAGAGGTGCTGATGCAGGAACTGGCGGCATACAAACTCCACCGCGAATGACACCACAAGAAGAAGCACAATTTGAACAAGAAATGGAAAAATACTCTGCTGCTCACCGAGAGATTACACAGTCCCTAGGAAAAGAAAAAAATAAAGCACATTATGATATGTTAGTGAGAGTTTATAAAACACAGAAGCAATTCTACACTTTTATGTACGATCTCTGGAATTCTAAGGTTGGAGAAAAGAATCAAATGACCGCTATGTACAAAGCAGCAGCATTTAGCGACACTTATGGTGAAGACTTAGAAGCCCTAACAAAGAGTCCGGAAATGCAGTCACAATTTGAAAAAGAAAAAATGTCTGATATGTCTACATTGGAAGATGACTTTGCTAGAGGCATGGCCACAACAGACAGAGCAGAAGCAGAGAAAATATTCAGAAAACTAAAAGCAGCAAGAGACAATCGTTCACGACTGATTAGACAAAGAATGAGGACACTGTGAACCTGATACTTCCAAAGATAATTACAGGAGGCTCACTAGAGTCACTATTCTATGCTTACATTCACGAGACACCTATTGTTCTCACTCAGCCCTACGTTCCATTTGAACTAGAACCATTTGAAGACGAAACATTACTTCAGATCCTCGGCTATACAGCAAGTCTACCCCTTACCAAAGTACAGGTATGGGACAGGCTTGTTTTTGTGCTTTCAATGGCTGGACTTGTTATGATGCCAAACAATGTGCGAAATGTCCGAGAAGAAGGAAATAAAATTATCTTTTCTTTAAACGACAACACAAGGTTCGTTATAGCATACGAAAGGAAGATATCCTTCGATAAACACTTAGAAGGAGAAGTTGATGTTTATGATTGGTTTGATATCAATTCCGGCGGTAAAACTCTATTGGAAGAGATTAATGATACAGAGGATGATCTCGTTCATAAAATTCTTTTTTACCATTCGCAGAGAAGAGGAAACAAAGGAAGAGGGAATAAAGATTTCGTCGCGTTATCTCGCATGCAAACAGCGGAGTTACAGGACTATGAGAATAGTGAGGGCTATGTCCGACTTAAAACGTTAAAAATGATGAAAGAACAAGGTATGAGAGGAAAACCAAACGGATACAATAAGAAAGGCAAGCAGCAATTTTATGCTCTTAAAGTTGAACATACACACCGAGAGATAGTAAAGAGATACGAACCAAGATTCACAATGAAAGAGACACTCAAACAAATAAGAGAAGAGAAAGAAATATGGAAATTAACGAAAAAACTATTACATCAAAAGCAAACTTCCATCTTGCGGGAATCGTCCCGGTTGCAGGTGGACGTACTGATTTAGAGTTTCCGTTCCCGGATACGATGTTGCCTATTGCAAACGATTACACACTGCTTGATGCTGCTGTAGTTGAATGTGCGTATGCTGGGTGTGATACAATCTGGATTATCTGCAATGATGACACAGCGCCTCTATTGCGACACAGGATCGGAGACTATATAGAAGACCCGTCTTACTATTATTTTAACACATCGATTAATAAATATGATAGAAAGCGTATACCGATTTTTTGGGTGCCGCAGCATCCCAAAGACAGAGACAGGCGTGACTGTTTATCGTGGAGCGTCATCTATGGAGCATTAAGTAGTTTTATGATATCATCCAATATATCAAAGTGGATTATACCTGACAAATATTACGTAAGTTTTCCATATGGAATCATTAACCCGCGTGAACTGATTAAAAACAGAAAATTTATAAGTTCCAAAGACAACTTCTATGTTATGTCCGAGAATAGAACCGTACAAGATAATATGTATTCTTCGTTCACTTTCGGAAAAGATGAATTCATCAAATACAGAAGGAATGTTCGTAAGGGCACAGGCCGATACAAGGGAACCTATGGAGATATGGAGCAAATACCGCTAGAACAACGCTGGTCAGCGAGATTCTTTGAACCAAAAGATGTGTTCACAGATTTGGACTTATCTGGTTCAAATTTATTGATAACTGATACATTCTTTAATATAGCAAACTGGCAAGAGTATCATGACTATATGAATTCAGACTATTCCAAAGAAATAGTTAAACCTCCCGGAGATTTATTTTCTTATAAAGAGTTCCACGGAGTTGCAACCTAATTAAGATATGTCCATAGAACAAAAGAAATATAAAAGATTAAGAAAGGAATTACAATTCGTTCAGAGTGAACTTGAGTATGTGCAAGAAGTTCTCAAGGAAGGGCACCAAGCCTTTGAAGAATACTACAGAGAATACTGCAAAGATAAAGATATAGATATCGGAGAACTTAATAAGAAGAACAGTAAAAAAGTTGACCAGTTAATACCCAAACCAGTAAAAAAAGAAACTGGTGTGATTAAATACGAAAATAAAAAAGATAAAAATGCTTTCAAAAAACTCTATAAGAAGATTGCGCGTAGATTACATCCAGATCTTGTAGGAGATGAAAAAG